GCTATAATATTCGTTATCACTCATTATTATTATATGTAACTAAATATATTTTTATATATTTATTTCAATTTTCTTTATAACAAAAATATTCAAGGTGTAAACAAATAAAAATAGTATTTATTTGTTTAGACTATCGTTGGTTTCTATTATACATTTTCGTTCGTTTGCCAAACCGCGTCACACGAGGAACATAAATACACATATTTCATATTACTATCATCATATCTAATATAAATGATTTCTCGCGGAACACCGTCTTTATTGGTAGGACAATCCGCGTCTGGACATAAAACCGTATTAATTCTAGGTAAAGTAGGATCTAATTTTGTATATTTATTGATAATATGACTAAAAGATTGTTCTGATTTTTTAAGTTGTGTTTTTGATACACAAACATTTTCTATAGCAAGCAGAGTGTCTTCGTTTCCACACTTGCGACAATAATAAACCAATTTATTCGTATCATCACTATTGATGCGAATATAATACATATTGGAACAGTTAGAACAGAAGTGCATTTTTAGTATATATTTATATCTTTATATTATTTATTTCAACTCAATTTTCTTTTATACCTTTGAACATTTAGAGCAATGCGTATTCTAAATGCCGTGTAAATCAACAAAAAAAAATACGCATTGCTCTAAATGTTCAAAGGTATAAAAAAATTGATTTATTTTATATTATACTTTTTATCGTACATCAATAAAAAGCATAATATCATAAATGGAAACCCGCCAATTAGCAACAATCGAACTAAAAATAAGTAATTATTATCGATTTATACATAGTGTATTTATCAAATCTACAGATAACGCTACAAAAATGCGCACACAATTTGATACTTTCTGTGAAAAATATTCAATTACTCAAAAAGACAAAATATATTCTTTACTTGAATCAATAAAAAATGACAAAAAGGCATATAAAAATTTTGAAGTATTTCACCCAGAAATAATAGGATATTCGTTGTTATTCATTATTTATTACTTGAAAAACAACAGTGACATATTTTATTATTTGAATATGATGCTTTTACTGATGAAAGCTACGAGTAATGCTAGGTTTACTGTAAGAGGCGCAAATTTGCCAGACGATAATGCGTGCGACTCGTTTATCGAAAAAACCATAGATGAACAAGAAAGAATAAACACCCTGATAAAATTGACTAGAGATGTTGAACAACTTACCCAACAAATAAACGATGTAATCCTTTATAAATTTGAAACAAAAATAAATGACAAAGGATATTTACAATTTACCATTTTGTTTGATAATGTGTAAATAAAGAAAAATCAATTCAAAACACAAGTCAAAATCAATCGCACATTATATAACCCTTAGCAGTTCGTAAACGCAGTAAAACCTTATTATAATCAACGTTAACGTTCATACTATAAAGACTTGTTTTAACATTTACTGCGGTATTTTTGAAATCGCCGTTTTTCTTCTCTGCAAATTCTATTAATTTATCGTAATTCTTAATAAAATTTTCTTTCACAAAAGGATAAAAAATATCAAAAAAAGGCATATAAACCCCATCCTTTTTTTCAATAATATCACAAATGGCAATATCTATATTGCCATATTCAACAATTTCGTCATAAACTTCCCTATCAGGGTGAGTTTTACCTACGCCAGGTTCATTTAATAAAGGATTCTTACATAATAACGTGCACAGGGTTAACAATACGGTAGAAATCGTTTGACACGACGTCCATTGGTCTCCACGCCACGTATTTAATAAAGACACACACACTTTACCACACGTGTATAAATTCGGATTGAACCTTATTTTTTGTCCATTTGTCCAATATTTCACCTTGGGTGGGCTATGTGGATAATCACGCGGATATTCAAATTCAAAAAAATAATTACCCCCAAAATAGGGGGTCTCGGATGGACCAATAATAAGAGCATATCCTTTCAACATATCCGTATCATCATGTATATAATATATACCATTTTCAGTCAGAGGATTTTTTATAATTTGTTTCACATCGCGCAATAATCTAGTAATTGTTTCTTTAGATATAACAGTGGTCATTTCTTATATTTATTTATTGTCTTCGTTTTATACCCTTTTACGTGTAAAACCCATATTCTTTATATCAAAAAACCCAAAAATATTCAATCTACAAATATGACTCTTCCAAAAATATATATACATATTTATAAAAAAAATGAAATAGAAAAATGTTACTATAATATATTAATAATGAATGCAACAATGATATCATCGTCACAATATAAAGATTTAAATGAGTTTTTGGCAAAGCATAGTGTTAAGAGTTCAGAAGTATCGCGCATTGGTGAATCAATTGCTCATACCCATACAAGAATACCTGATAAAGACCTCAACATTTATGCAGGTGCATATTTGATACCCAAAGAAGAACTATCCCTGTTTTATAGTTTGTATTATGAAAGTATTTTCGTTAAAAAACGCAAAGAATATTTGACAGAAAAACAGCTAGAAAGCGGTGGACCTATGGCCGTGGATTTTGATTTCAGATACAATAATGATGTAACCACGAGGCAACATACCAGAGATAATGTTTGTGAAATGGTATGTGAATACGCCGAACTACTTAAGGAATGTTATATTATAAGACCAGATATTCCATTTCCTATATTTGTTTTCGAAAAACCAAACGTAAATAGGTTAGCGGACGGTTCTTTAACCAAAGACGGAATTCATATGATAATTGGATTACAAATCGACCACACAATGCAAACCATAATACGTGATAAAATGCTAGCCAGATTGCCTGAAATTTGGGACTTTCCCCTTATCAATACCTGGGACTCTGTATTAGACGAAGGAATTAGTAAGGGAAAAACCAATTGGCAGCTATTCGGTTCGAGAAAACCAGGAAACGAAGCATATGAATTAACGCATCATTACATAATGAAATTAGATGGCGGCGACCAACAATTTAATATGGACGAATCAGACGTTACGCAATTTGATTTGAAAAATAATTTCGCGAAATTGTCTGTGCAATATGATAAACATCAGAAATTTGAGTTGAATCCAAAAATTCTGGACGAATACAACAAAAGACTCGAAAACAAAGGGGCGTCAAAAAGTATTAAAAAAGCATCAAGTAAAGTGCGAATGAATTTAATTGCCGAAGATGATGACCTATTAAACGAAGAAGAGTCCATTTCTGTAAATGATATTAAGGATAGCGATACTTTGGACAAAGCAGTTACCATAATGATTAAACAATTTAAACCCAATGAATACGAAACAATAGAAACGCATTTATTCACACAAGCATTGCCGTCAAAATATTATGACCCTGGTTCGCATCTATTGAATAGACAAGTAGCTTTTGCTTTAAAACATACTGACGAACGTTTATTCTTGTCATGGGTAAAACTGAGAAGCAAAGCAAGTGATTTTGATTACAATAGTATTCCAGATTTATATTGTCAATGGAAAAAATTTCATCGAACCAATCAAGAAGGAATTAAAGTAACGCGCAAATCAATCATGTATTGGTTACGAAAAGACAATTTTGAAGAATATGAAAAAATTAAAAAGACCACCATTGAAGAATATCTGGAAAAATTTTACGAAACAGGCACTGAATATGATGCAGCAATGGTGTTAAAACAAATGTATAAAGATAAATATGTTTGTGTGAGTTATGAAAAAAGAGGTATTTGGTATCAGTTTAGAAATCATCGATGGGTTGCAGATAAGGGTTTAACACTTAGGGCGAATATTTCAGAGGAATTCTATTCTTTATTAGATTTAAAACAAGAACAATTAACGAAAGAGATGCTAGAATATCAAGACGACGATGAAAGAAAATCGTTTCTTTCTAAAAAAGTAAAAGTAATCGGTGAGTTGAGCCTAAAATTAAAACGTACTTCGGATAAAGACCATATCATGCGTGAAGCAGCGGAGATATTTTATGACGGTGAATTTATTCGAAATATGGATACTAATAAATATCTAATGTGTTTTACGAATGGTGTAGTAGATTTTCCCAATAAAGTATTTCGAGAAGGATATCCAGAAGATTATATTACAAAATCAACTAAAATTCCTTATGTTTCTTATGATGAAAATATAACTAGCGAAAAATTTAAACAAACTGCTCAAGAAATAGAAGAATTTATGAATAAATTATTTCCTATAAAAGACTTGAATAGATATATGCGCGACCATTTAGCATCATGTTTAATTGGAGCAAATAAAAACCAAACATTCAATGTATATCATGGAAGCGGTAGTAATGGTAAATCGATTATTGCTGATTTAATGGCGGTTACATTAGGCGAATATAAAGGCACTGTTCCGATTACACTGGTTACAGACGTAAGAGGTAAGATTGGCGGCACTTCAGACGAAGTCCTTAAATTAAAAGGTATCCGCTATGCTGTTATGCAAGAGCCGTCAAAAGGTGTGAAATTGAATGAGGGTATTATGAAGGAATTAACTGGTGGAGACCCCATTCAAGCCAGAGGTTTATATTCAGAATCGGAAATTTTCGAACCACAATTTAGTCTAGTAGTGTGTACCAACAATTTATTTGATATTGAAAGTAATGATGATGGAACATGGCGAAGAATTCGTAAAGTAGATTTCTTGTCTAAATTTGTGGATGAAGGCGAAACCTTTAATGACGAGACGCCCTATGTGTACAATAAGGATAAAAGTCTCAAGGATAAGTTACCACTATTTGCGCCGATTTTCGCCAGTATGCTCGTAAAACGTGCATTTGAAACAGGAGGCATTGTAGAAGATTGTGTCACCGTATTAAATGCATCCAATAAATATAGAAAGGGACAGGACCATATTGCCGCATTTGTACATGAAATGATAGTTAAAACTAGCAACAATAACGATAAAATTGGAAAGAAGGGACTACAAACTTGTTTTAAGGATTGGTTTATGAATACCCAGGGTTCTAGAAAGATACCAAAAGGTGAGGAATTATTTGAATATATGAATAAGAAATATGGTATGTGTAAGACTACTGGATGGCATGGTATAAAATTTGTTGAACCTGAAGATGAAGCAGATATACTGAATGCGATATAAAATAAACGTAGACAAAATAGAACTACTCAAAATAGAACTACATAATACACCGCCGAACATTTTAGATGGAACAATTCTATTTACAAAATATGTATAACTAAAATCATACATATTTTACTAAATTTTACCCTAGAAATTTTTATTTTTGTACACGTTTTTTGGTAGCACATTATAAGCTTTATTTGCTAAAAATATTACCATACCTAATATCCATGTAGATAAAAAGGGTAGTGCTATAAAAGCACCCACAGTCAATAATTTTGCTACACCCGACATTTGTGAAGGATATATAAAACAGAAAATTACAAAACAAACTACACAAATAACATATATTCCTATCAAGAAATATAAATAATAAAATTTTAGATTATCTATTTGTTGATTCTCATAATATGTTTTACGTTCATTTGTTAGGACGTCATTACTGTCATCTTTTAATTCATTAAATAATTCTTTATTTTCAATTAAATATTTATTCAATAATTCAACCGCGTAATCGTAACTAGTAACAACGGTATCAAGACTATCAATTTGCGTCTGAATCTTCTCTACATCTGCATTAAAATTGTCAGAAAAAGTATCCGCAATTACTTCGGCTTCGTCTTGTAATTTAGCTTCAATCATGTCAGTATATGCGGAACTACCTTGTGTATACACCACGTATTCTTGTAATGCATTCGATAATTCAGCATCAGAAGATGCTACATTAGTCTCTGCATCTAAATAAGATTGCTTAAGCCTCTCAGCTTCTCTTTCTTTCTGACAATCCGAATTACATGTAATAGCATCAGAAGCTTCTGCAATAAGTGCATTAAATTTACTTAAATCATATGATGTTGACCCCATTACTATAATATACAATTAAAAGAATTTACCCAAATTTCTTTTTTTCTATAAATAGTCATGTAGTGCGGTTCTATATTTTTACATTATTAGTAAAACTTTTTGATAATGGAGCTTGAATAGTGGGTGCCATATTATAATCATATTTGTATTTATTTGGTTCTTTTTTTGTCAAAACATTATTTACCATAGCTTCTCTGGTTACAAATGTTTCGGTTGTTGTTTGTATAGGAATGGTTGTTGAAGTGCTAGTTCCGTACGATATAATACCAGATGCTGCATCTGAAAATGTGCTTGTGCATTGATTTAAAGATGCATCCCATGTCATTCCATCAGCGCAACATTCTTGTCCGATACATATGTCCGCAATCGCAGAGGCTGTAGACAACCACGGATCACTAGTAGTGGTAGTGGACGTTGATGTCGTCGATATTGAATTTGGATTAAAACTCCAGTTATATTCTTGATAACTCATATTATCTCTCATTATAATTGAACTATACGTGCTCCAACTGTAATACAAACTAATAAAGCAAATAATAACAACTAACATAACAAAAATGGGATTTGGTAATATATCTTTATTTTTCAATATTGCTAAAATAATGATAGGAATAAGTGTTATTACAAAAATTTTCATAAGTTTACTATGTTCGGCATATCTATCACTGTAATAATCATTTATTTCAACTAAACGTATTTTATTATTTTTTTCAACTTCCAAAACATCTAATCGTTCTTTTGCTTGATTTAATTCGTTTTCAACAATACTAATCGCTGCGGTTTGACTTTGTAATATTTCAGAAGAGGATTCTAAAGCACCTTGAAAAAAAACATTCATACCGCTTAATGTTTTGTATAAATTAACACGCATCGTCGATAATTGACTTATTTTGTCAATTATTTGTTGTTGTTGTTGAACGGTTAAATTGGTGTTTGTTTCTAAACTATTAAACAATTGTTGTTCCATTTGTTGCAATAATTGAATATCATTCAGTATTTGTTCAATATTTTGTGAATAATTATTAGATGGGTCACTCATATTATATAAAATATAAGAAGATAATTTATATAATATTTTTAATTTTTTTATTTATCATTTATCATTTCTTCATAAGATTCATTGCTATCAATACAGAACCAGCTGCTAAAATACTCCAGAATAAATAGTCATAATTTTTTTGTAACACAACAATATCACTATCATTTAATACATTGTCAATATTCGAATCGTAATTTTGAATTTTATTATTTATGTTTTGTATTTGATTTAAATAATCTTGAATGCCTTGTGTATTTGCGTCTATTTGACTCTGTGTTGTTTGGACACCTGTATTGTAATTTCCTGTATAACTAGACATTTGCGACGCTAATAATTTTAATGTAGTTTGTAATTGTTCAAGTTGTTGTTTTTGAGCGGCGGTGGCATTTTTAAGACCATCTGGTATGTCGGTATCTTCACTATAATCATAATTATCGTAGGTGTTTGAATCAATGTTGCCTGATACATCAGAAGTGGTTGACCCATCAAAACCTTCTATAGTATGAAGTTTCGAATCTTGGTCAATATATGCGGTCTTGGATAAATTAGATAGATTTCCTACTTTACCAATATCGTATAAAGCATTTCCGCCTATACCAGCACCCATATTCCCATCTGTCATTTTTTTACAATTAGTAGATTGGGTGAATGTATACAATACTAAGTTGCCGTCTGTTTGCATAATAAGCGCTATATTGCCATTTGTAGAACCAACAAAATCGCCAGCCGCTAAGGTTGAATCATTTGGTATCCAGTTTTTACCATATTTCCCATTTTCTGCAGCATAAATAGGGTTCGGGGCTTGTTGTAGTCCATTGGATCCAGATGACCAAATCAATCCTTGATTATCGCTAGGTCCAGTTCCATTATATATACACATATTACCGTCATCTTGTAAAATTAAATAGCAATTACCTAGAGTATTTAAATTATCCGTAGCATATATAGAAGCCGCACCGGTTCCTCCAGTAGTCTGATTGTTACATTTTTGAGACAATCCTTTCTCCTGTGCGACATTCAAATCATTGTAACCAAAACATTTTTTCACATTATCACCTCGGTTATTACCTCCCACGCCAAAATATTGATATCCTTTATCTGTTGCTAAATCTTGACATTGTTCAAATGTTAAAGTGTATCTATCCGCGATTTCATTATCGGCAGATGAATTATCAATTGTATAACACCCTATATATGGATTTGGTTGAGATTTTACACTATCTGGTACTGGAGTAGTAAATATAGCACTTCCAGAAGTATTATTAACGACAAGAGTTCCATCTCCATTCAACATAGCAATAGAACCTTGCATGTCTCCAGTTGTTCCAGATGACCACAATGGTGTTTGACTTGTAATGATATAACTATTTCCTAAACTCGTAGAAGTGGCTTGATTATTTCCTACCGCGCAATATCCTTGAGAGGTAGAATAATCAACTCCTTGTAAAGCAAAATAACGATAACCGCCATTTATAGCAGCTTCTTTGCATTGTTCGTAGGTATAGGAACCGCTAGTGACTGTATCTGAGGTGGTTTGACTCGCAGGAGTACCGCCTATAAAAGTCATCAAGGGGGACATTGTATTATCGGCATAACAGCCTACATATGAAACGTCTGGGTTACTAATTAATCTATTTACAAATACATTTGAACCTTCGTTGCCGCAACTTTGACCAGCTGTCATAGGTGTCCCCACGATTAATGGTGGGTTACTTGAAATAGTACTACCCACAGTGTTTACATCCCCTCCATCCATTACGTCACCCATTATATTTATATAAGGTGTGTTAGGGCATCCATTCTGTCCTGCAGTGGCACTGTATGTGTCGTTGTCTGGATATAACTTAAAAACCCCTTTTTGTGTTACATAACCACAAGAACTATTTTGTAAGCAAACATTTTTACCTAAATATGGATTCGTTGGGTTTACTCTATCAAAATAACTGGTAGATGACCCTTTAATTTTTGATACTAATCCATTATATTCCTGCAAAGTGGAGTCGTATTGTTGTTTTAAATTGTCGACAATTTGTTTTTGTGAAGAATAGTCATTATTTTGCAAAATACTTGTGGTTTGTGATGTTAAACTATTTGGCGTCCCATTTGGTAACCCACTAGGTAACCCATTGTGAAATCCCTCTTTGGAATTGACATATTCAATTCGTTTTTCTAAATTCTTCACAATTTTAGTTTGATATTTTTTGAATTTCTCTCCTTGCGACAGGCCAGGAGTAATTCTGTTATAAGAATGAGTTGGTTTATACGTATGAGAATTACTATTTGCATAAAAGGTTGTATTTTTAACATTTGAATAAATATTATTTATTAGACTTGACATTAATATATTCATATAAAAAATATATTTATATATAAAATATATATTTATTATTAGGTACAATTTGTTTCTATCCCAACCCAAAGACAACCAGACAATGCATAAATCAGTCAATCTAACGGGTATAAGAATATATTATATAGAATACTAGTATTATGATACCAAAAACAAAATAATATGCGTTTTTACTCAAATTTCCGCCACGTTGAATATTTGATGACGAACCGCTAAAACTATACAACATAAATATTATGATAATTGCTAGAATTATTAATAAAAGAAATGAATAATAATTTTGATTAATTTTAATATCTCCTTGTATTTGTTGTTCTTCTAAAGTTTGATATTCATTCGTTAATTGTGCGATTTTTTCCCTATCTTGTGTGAGTTGTTTATAATTATCGATTAATGTAGAATTTTGGTCTTGATTATCTTCTACATTTGAGTCAAGAACAGGTTGATTATCACTAATAATTTCCATTATTTTTTGATTAATATCTATAAGTTGTTCATTTAAATTTTCAATAATAGAAAGTAAATATTGGTCTTTCTTTATAATTGAATAGTCATTTTCCTTTCCTGCTATAATATTAGATTCACCACTTCTTAACCAACACATAGGTTGAGCATAATCGATTGCATTATATATTGCTCCACTACATCCATTCGCTGCTATACAGGATGCTTTGCATTCATTAATTGTTTTTGAATTGTTTTGAGATATTCCTCCTGTTCCCCAATATTGCACCCCTTTAATTGTTACCATAATGTCGTCATTAACTGTATTATTTGATATATCACTTAGGTCTTTTAGATAATTGGTATAATTTACAACTGCTTGCTGATATTCGATTAATAAAGTCTGATATTTTTTTGTTAAATACTCTAAATTTAAAACATTTAAACTATTGTCTAATATAACCATTTTATAGTATATATATACTATAATATTAAAATATCACTTTATCACTCTCATTTATAGTGCATTTGTGGTAGGAGCAGGTGTTTTGAAAAATTTCGAAATAGCAACCCCAACAATTAAAATACTAAAAATCATCGACCAGTTGCGTAAATATCCATATTCATACATATTTTTATAATCGTATATTAATTCTGTGGACGCATTATTGTTTTTTTCCACAATTCCTAGCTCTAATTTAAGCTTTGCGTTTGTTTCTTTTTCTAATTGTATTGAATCATCTATTTTCGAATATGATGTATTTATATTATTTATACAACTTTCCACATCGTTTGATAATTTAAATAGATTGGCTTGTAGAGTCGTTAAATTGCTTTTTATATTTTGAAACATTTGTTGATATTCGGCGTCTGCTGGATTTGTATTATAAAATACATAATATTTTTTAAAATCTTCTAAAATTGATGGTAACTGTGATTGCAACGTATCTATTTGTTTTGTAAAATTTGTTGTATCTCTACAAGCGGTAGTATCCATATTATATACTTACTATAACAATATATAATAAATATGTAACCAAACTATTTATTATACCAGAAAACTAGACAAAAATTAAAATTTGTAAATTAGAAAACTCTAAAAGTTACCGTTTTCTTCAAAAGAAAGAGACAATTTATTTACAACATCTGTTGTTTCGTTATAACTACCAATGAATTTGCTATTGTGAAATACCATAGGAAATAATTTCACATCCTTTTCAGCTAAAGCATTTATAAAAAGCAAAAAACACTGTTTATCTTCTATTATATATTCATCACAATCTACTATTTTAAAATTCAGGTTTTTGTCACCTAGTAATTTTTTCATTTTTACACAATTTGGACAACCACTTTTGCTATAAATGGTAAATCCTGTTGTATCTGGTTTTTCGAAATCGAAAACTATATTATTCATTTTACAAATATAGAGATATACAATATAAAAAAATTATATTTAATTTTGTATTTTTTGTATTTTTTGTATTTTTTTTATTAGACACAAATTCGATAATAATTTGTTTCAATCGCTGTTTTACTAGGTCTAATTATATGACACAATTGCCCCGGTCGTAAACCTATCACACGTGCAACTGGGTCAAATCTGGAAATATCTGGAAATTGCGTTTTATTCACCACATTATATTTTTTCATAACTTCTATTACTTCACTATCGGCCAATACACGATGTGGTGGAACCAATATATGTTCTAATATATTAAATTGTAAACGTTTAATACTTTCAACAATTATAAAAATTCCTTCGCTTTCCCAAATATGTTTCAGTTCGTTAACGAGAGTTTCGTTGGGGTCGTCTTTGATGATGATAAATAACGTATCGGTTTTTTTTAGAGTTTCGGTCAAAATAAATAAATCATCTATCATTTCTTGTATATTTTTTGCGGCAGGTCTAGCCGATAAATAATAGCGTATATATATTTTATTTTTGGGGCTTTCTGTGGTAACATGATCATCGCTTTTTTCTAAAAGCATGTCTAATTGATTATTTTGTTTCATGGAATTTACTTCATTTATACTAAAATTAGCATAATCATTCACATTGTAACCTTGTTTTTGCATTAATTCTAAAACAATTTTTCTAGATTTATATATGTGTGAAATTAAAATACTCGAATTTTGACTAGCCATTCTATTCTATATTATAATATAGAATGGTTTATTTTTATTTCAATTTTAAATAATATTGTATTTCTGGTATTTCTGGTATTTCTGGTATTTCTGGTATTTCTGGTATTTCTGGTATTTCTGGTATTTCTGGTATTTTTTCTAGTCTATACTATAATTTTTTTGTTTCTCCAGAAGAGGAGCTATTTGATGACGTGCTACGGCCGGTCTCTATTTCGATTTTTTTGATTCCAGAATTAGAGGCACTGTTTTCCGATTCCGATTTATTTTCATCTTTTGAACTTTCTTCGGATGGTTTCTCTATTTCTAAAACAGATGTAGTGGTTTTTGAGTTATTTTCTGCAGAAGGTGTTGAGTCACGTGCAAAAGGAGGTGATGAACTATTTATAGGCGAACCAGGTGCAAAAGGAGGTGATGAACTATTTATAGACGAACCAGGTGCAAAAGGAGGTGATGAACTATTTATAGACGAACCAGGTGCAAATGGTGGTGATGAACTATTTCCTAGGTTGACAGGCGACCCAGGTGCAAAAGGTGGCGATGAACTATTTCCTAGGTTGACAGGCGACCCAGGTGCAAAGGGTGGCGATGAACCAGAGGTTCCTGGTGCAAATGGTGGTGATGAAACATTTTCAGTTGGTCCGGTTTCGGTTGGTGTAGTATCTAAATTCACAGGTTCAGGAATCACAGGTGTTTCATCACGAGAATATTTTACAGGTTCCTTCAATATAGTAGAAATGGTCTTATTTAACTCAGTGATATTGTCATTTACACTTTTCTCGCTATTCATTAATTTACTAATGTTATCGGAATAGGACATACTTAATAATTGGTCAATATTGTCTTCGGTAATAATACGCATTTGAACATTCATGACTTGCAACTCTTGTATTAATAATTTAAATGCATAAGGCACTTTTAATATACTAAAAGACCGTCCAAATCTACTTAAATTCATGATACTTTGCGAACCATCTGGGTTAAAATTGAACTTAATTGGTCCATCCGCATAAGGACTCAAAAATAAATTGCGCGCTTCATTATAAATAGCAATAGCTCCTGTCTTGTTACAAACCGCAATATAATAATCTTGTTTCTCACCCCTTACCATAAAGGATTCGTTCAAGAAATAAGACATTCCATGAGCCAAGACGCCATCACGTTCCATTTCACCAATACGCAACCCACCATCGTTTGCGCGACCTTGCACAGGTTGTCGAGTCAATACTGTATTTGGTCCGCGAGCACGGTAATTAATTTTATCCTTGACCATATGTTTTAAACGCATATAATAAGTGGGCCCCATATAAATATCCGCGCTCAGTTGATTACCAGTCATGCCATTATATAAAATTTGATTTCCTGATGAATGAAACCCAGCCTTAACCAGCATAGGCGCATACGTTGAAAAATTTGAACCTTTTACTTGAAATGCGGTGCAATCGCCATAGCCTCCATAACTGGTGCAAACCTTACCAAAGAGACTCTCTACAATTTGTCCAATGGTCATACGCGACGGAATGGCGTGTGGATTAATAATTAAATCAGGTCTGATGCCGTCTTCGGTAAACGGCATGTCGTCTTCAGGAATAATCAACCCCAACGTTCCTTTTTGTCCAGCGCGGGAGGCCATCTTATCACCGATGGCAGGTAAACGTTCTTCTCTCACGCGAACCTTGGCAACATTAAATCCTTCTTCGCCCAAAGTAATAAAGGATTTATCAACAAATCCCAACTGTCCCTTTTTTGTCTTGACAGAATCATCAGACCAAACGTCCTTCGTCTCCAAAGATGAATTTATTTTACCAATGACAATGATTTTATCGTTTAGCTCCGTATTTTCCTTCACCAAACCATGGTCGTCTAGAAAACTATAATCGTATCCCTGTTTTTTGCCGATTACATTGTTCTTTTCAATATTCGCAAATCGCGAGTTGTTCATGCCAGTTACCTTTGAGCTTTCTTCTCTAGCTTCGTAAGCGGTATAATATGTGGTTCTAAAAATACCGCGCTGAATGGCACCTTCGTTGATTAAAATAGCGTCTTCTACATTGTAGCCAGTGTAACACATAATAGCTACAATCGCATTTACTCCGTAGGGTTGTTCTTCATTATTCACATATTCGAGATATCGCGATTTAATCAATGGTGTTTGTCCGTAATTTAAAACCACTCCCATTTTGTCTATTCTCATTTGATAATTGGAATGATATACAGAGACAGCTTGTTTACTTTGGCCACATGAAAAAGAATTACGTGTCACTGGATTATTTTCTGGATAAATAATCATATTTCCCATGACTCCTAAAATTAAGGAAGGGTCTATTTCTAAATGAGTATACCATTTGCCCTTTTGTAAATCTTCTACACTCGCGGCGATTAGAGCGGTTTCTTCTTCGGAAGTATCTACATAATCCACAACTGCTTTGAATTTTTCCAACTTTTTAAATATTTCTCCTTTATCGCCACCATTTATGTCACGATATAAATCCATTAATTCGTAAATTTTGTTGTTTTTTGTTTTAAAATTTTCGTCGGATTTTTTCATAAACCCAGAAATAATTTGCTCCCATGTAATTTCGCCGCTGTTTAATAATTCAATGATGTCTTTTCTATCATAGCTACACCTTTTGTCTTCAATATAATAAATGGGTCTAGACAATCGTCCTGCATCCGTATAAATATAGATTTCGTTGCTTTGATAATTGAATGAAATACTCGTATAAATGGGTATGACACCATTACGTCGGTATAATTTCAGCAAGTTTACGGTTTCAATTGGCGTGTCTATCACACCAATCCAAATACCGTTGACAAATATTTTTGAACTACTGCCTAATTGTTCAGCTGAACATTCTAATAAAATACGCATAGGGGTATTTAATCGAAGCCATTTTATAATAGGATAACCAGAGGAGCCACTCGTAATATAGGTGCTAATAGACATGTGTTTATGTAGACCAATATTACCACCATCAGGGGTATCAATGGGGTCAATGAAGCCCCATTGCGACGAATTTAACAGACGTGGTCCAACTACCTTGGCGCTGGAATCCAACGGTAAATTAATTTTGCGCAAATGGGAAATAAATGAATTCCAACTTAAACGATTTAAATCCTGAACAGCCCCTAGCCGTTTGGTGTGCGCTTCCGACCCCCAATTGCCTTTGAAAGCTTTGCGAAAACCTTGTTCGACCATTCGGTCTTTAAAAAAGGAATTAAAGTTTGATTCAATGAGACTGATAAAATTGTCTTTATATTTGTTATTCTGGTCGCCTTTTTCACCCTTGGTTTTACTATTGATTTGTTTCTTTTCCTTTCTAGAAAGGGTATCATCTTCTTTATATTCGCCCTTGTGATAATAATATTCTTCGTCGATTTTACGTGCAATGTCCTTCTTTTGTATTAAATAATATTCGCGAAATAAATCATATAAAAGCGAGCCAGAAAGTTCAACTCGTTTAAATCGAAAATTGTCTCTATCCGTTGGTTTTTCTTCTTTGGTATACACTTTTAATAAACGATTCACCATGTGGCCTATAAAATAGGCTTTTTCCAAAAAATTAAGCTCGCCAATATGCGGTAAAAAATAATCCGAGAGAATTTCTAATACACTTGACACCGTTCCGCTTTTTGTCAATTCAGCAATAAATTCCAACGCGTTTTGTTGATTAAATATTTTATTCGCATCATGGACACACGGTATAAATAAATCAATATATTGATTTTTATTGTTTTCATGTTCGTCGTCCAAATCGCATAATAAACATGTTTTGATAATATCTTTATCGGAGACGACCCCTAATGCGCGCATTAAAATAAAGAGCGGTACAGGTTTTTTAACATTGGGAACCGCCACCACGATTTGGTTATTGCTCAAACTAGCAGATGGAGCGACTATTTTTACCGCCGTAGTTCGAATCGGTTTTGAACTATCTTCAGAAACGGAGCGAATTTCTGCGGAGTGACTATAAATATCATCTGCTTTATTCTCTCTAATATACAGTAAATTATCGGCAAACTTCTCTTGTGAAATGATGACCTTTTCTTTGCCGTCGATAATAAAATAACCTCCGTAGTCGTTACGACATTCACCCATATTAAATCGAACATCTTTATTCATGGTATTTAAAATACACAAGTCCGATTGAAGCATAATAGGAAATCTGCCCAAATAAATTTTGGATAACATGGTAGAGTGTTGTTTTCTCTCTTCACCGTTGTAATAGACAAATTCGACATCGACGTCATAATGAATGGTTATTCCGTAGGTCATATTTCGCAAACGCGCATCATTGGGAAACATGTAATGAGAATTATGGTCGTCGTAAATAACTGGCTTACCATAATAAATTTTAGAGCCGTCTTTACCACCTAAATAAAGATGACACTCATTTCTTTTGCCAGTTTCACTTCCTTCTTCTTCTCTCTCGATGAATCTAATCGGGTTGTTTTCACTGAAGATTCGTTTAATACCATTTCTAAAAAATTCATTATATGATTCTAAATGATGAGAGACTAAATTATTGGGGTTATCTTTAAAGTATTTATCGATTAATTTCCATGATATATTTTCTTTTTCTAATGTGTCTTTTTCGTTCATTCTTGTTTCAGTCGTTCCTTTTTCAGTCGTTCCTTTTTCATTCCTTTCTTTTTCCATTTATATTATAATAATCATATTTTTTTAAATATAATTATTAATTGTATTTATTTGTATTACACCGAATATAATATATATTTATCCTCTTCTTCTTGTTGCCCAAAATGGGTATTTTAAAGATTTTTCATCGCCAAATTTAAACCACGATTCATCTGTTAATAAAATCGTTTTATTAATTTTTCTTATAACACTACATACGCTTTGGTCATGTCGATTATCTTTAAAACAACTTTCTTGATTATTACTATTATAATAGTCTGTTATTAATAAAGGGTTATCTTGATATGTTTTCATTTCCAAATCTAATATTTTAATTAAATTTTCATTTTTTTTCATAATACGAATAGTACTCAATATTTGACCGCTATTTTTAATTTCATTATTATCATTTACATTAAAGTATTCAAATATTTCCCTAGTTGTCCATTCTTTTTCTATATGTCCCATTTGAAATGAAATGTTTCCTTCGTCTCCACTATTTAACATTTCTATATATTCATAAAATCTGTTCTTACCATTGCTATTTATAGTACATCCAGCATCTATATATATTAATATATCATTCTCATTTATTTCATCTATTTTTTTTTTTATAAAATAAGATTTCCATAACCAATAACCGCCGCCTCTTTTTTTATTTAATATAGTATGAAACCTTTCTTTAAAGGCATCATCTATATCTTCAGGACCGTATACCGTAATGGTATCAAACCAACCAGTATTATTCGCTTCTAAATATATTCTTTTTTTTGAATTTTTATATAGGTTATCTCCATATGAAATTAAATGTATCATTATAATATAATGATATTATTATATTTCTATTGAGAAATATTGTATATAATATAATAACTTAAATATAATGATACATTTCTTCGTATAAATAATATGTATAAAATTAAGATTTTTTGTCCTTTTGCTCCAAGCAAAAATTGTAAAGAGGTATACGAAAGAATCAATTATGCAAGTGAACTCGATTTTTATGGAAAAGATAAGAAGGTGTATATAACCGACGACGACGATTATACTCATGCAATTATAATGAATACTGCGATGCCTGACTTGAAAATTCCGAAAGAAAATGTTATTGGGTTAGCCTTTGAACCCATACAGTTCTTAGGATTAAACCAGCGTTTTATTGAATATGCTAAAACACATATTGGTAAATATTTCATCGGCGATAAATTAACTTTACCAGAGCCATTTGTAGAGCATTTTGGATACATGTGGCATTCCAGACCTCCAAAAGAAATCACTCATAAACCTAAAATAATGTCTATTGTGGTGAGTAAAAAGCAATATGCTCCAGGCCACCAATATCGTCATCATTTAATAGATGCTATCATTCAACATAATTTGCCAATAGACATTTATGGACATGGTAGTTCGATGTATCATTATGATGATAGAATAAAGGGCTCGTTTAATGATGCTGAACCGTATGAAGATTATTTATTTTCCATATGTATTGAAAACCACCAATGCAATCATTATTTTTCAGAGAAAATTATTACGCCGCTTTTATATAATTGTATGCCAATATATTTGGGTTGTAAAAATATTGATAGTTATATTGATGATACAATAAAATTATCAGGAGATATAAAAAACGATATATTATTACTGAAAAATATATTGCAAAATCCAAATGCCAATTACAAGAAAACCTACATTGAAAAAAATATAAAAGCGGTCAATTTGCTTCAAAATGTAGAAAAATTATTTGCCCCATAAAACCAAACCAAACCATTATACGTTGTCGTTATTCCTTTTGGTCTGGGTATTTCTCCCAGATTTTTCTTTTCTATTGTCATTTTCACCTTTTCGTCCATGTTTCCGTGTTAATTTAAATTTATTTTTAATATTTGTAATCGTGAACTCTGTCCATGGTTCGCTAGGTCTATCGTGTAAATATGGGCAAAATTTTTCATATTGTCGATGTTTTTTACAAAATT